TTCTATTTGTAGTTTGTTATATTGAGCGTAAAAGTTTTTTGTTGTAGTATTACCAAAGTTTGTAGAGCCAGTAACAGGAAAATTAAGTGCGCCATAAGATGACGTTTTAAGAGTCTTAAATCTAGCGGTAGTATGTCCGAACCTAAAGTATTCTCCGATAGCCGTCAAAGTACCTTCAAACAAAAACTCTTTGGTATAATCGTAGATGTCGTAGTCAGAAGAAGAAACATTACCACCATTAAAATCTAATATATCAACAGAACCGTATGTGTTGTGTAATGTTCTAAAAGTATCTGAGTAAATAGATTTAGCATATATTGTTCCGGTAAAAGTAATATTAGGATAGATACCATCTATCATACTAAGATTTAGTGCGCCAAAGTTAAATGTAACTAATGCTCTAGCACTTTCACTATTAAACATACTATCCGCTACATTGTAGATAACTAGCGGTTTGTGTGTGTAAGAATTACCATTACCATCATATACTGTTGTAGTACCTGCGGTATTGAAATCGAATGTCATAGAATGTGTTGGTTTTATTTTTCCACCAACATTTATTTCTAACTTACCATCTAAGTTAATACTAGTAGTTGTACTAGTAGTAAGAAACTTTGTAAAATTAGCACTAATAGTAACATCTACTAATTCACCACTAGCAGGAAAGTTAGCACTATCGAATTGACAATCATTATTACCATCAGATGTAGAATCAAAGACTATACTATCGCCATCTGCCGGCGCAGTTCCAGTTGAAGGACCTAATGGGTCTAACCAATTGTCTCCGTCGTTGGGGCTAGAATCAACACTACCTTGCCAAAAATATGTTGTCCCTACCATTTATCTCACCTCTATTGCGAAGAGAGAGAACCGGACAACTCGCCACTTTTTGTACCGCTTGTTTTTGCGGCTGTGGCCTTTGTATAAAATGCTGTGCCGCCCTTCTCTTCTATTGCACTTAATAGCGACTTCGCTTGCCTTTCAAATGAGGCTAACTGTTGATTATAACGAATATCTGCTGTACCCTGTTCTTTTTCGGGAACAACAGAAGGTATGGTATCTATGAGTACTCTCAAACAATCAACACATACCATAAACTTAATTGCACCTTCTATGTGTGCAGTAAGTGGTGCATTTGTAGAGTTTACACCTACATAATTTGCTTTACGTACTTTCTTTTGTACTTCGGGAATACGTATGTTAAGATACTCGACAATAGTAGCCCCGTTCAAACCTCTTGGTCTGTTAAGTAAGTCTCTTATTTGTCTTGCAGATATATTAGTGTCGAGTACGGTTGCTTCTTCGTCTACTACTAATTCTCCTACATCAAATGACATTCATACACCTCTACTCATAGTCCAATGGTACGTCTATGAATACGGTGTTTGATGAAGGTTTCTCCGACCGACCAACTATTACTACTCTTTGTGTAGCAATTATTTTATCGGTCATGTCGCTAGGGGGTAGCCAATACAATGCTTTTCTAGGTGAATCTAATAGTGCTAGAGGATGTCCTGCATATCTTGAACCGGCGTTGCGGTGTACTCTTACCAAGTAACCATTACCTGCTTTCCAATGTTTCAAACGATGTTCCATTTCTTTAACATCTGCTGATTCGGGCAACAATATACCTGCATCCTTTAGTTGGGTAGCAAGTTTAGCCTTAGACGGCTGCTTTTTCTTTGCAGCCGCCTTTGGCTTTGTGGCCTTCTTAGTAGAAGTCTTTTTAGTTTCTTTAGGCAATTAACCACCGCCCGTATTTAAGCACGGACTCCGGTTAACTTTAGAATCCTTTTGTTAGTACCGGATGATGCGCCATCTTGATGTTCGTGGATAACGCTACCCATGTACCCTGTCAATAACCAGTCGTAACCTACTCCCGGTAGACGTGTTAATTCTGTTTCTGTGAAACCTTCACCGTTGTATGTGAAGAACTCGGCTGTGTCTGCGCCCGGAATTAGCATTAGTGCATCGTTTCCGATTGCGTTGCCGCTTCCGTAATCTCTTGTGTAAGAGATAGACATAGATGCGATTCTAGCCAAGTGGTCGCCTAGTGATTCAACTACGTTTCCGTATAGTGTTGTATTTAGGATAGCACTTCTTGTATCAGCAGGTAGTACTAGTGCAAGTGGTTCATTACCGCTTACTCTACCTTCTGCGAAGATGTTGTCCATACCTTTTAGGATGTCGCCTTCTTCGTCTGCACTTGCGTTTCCGAATACTGCTGTTGCTGCAACTGATGTTGCACCTGCACCACCGTAAAGTTTTGTTAAGATGTGGTTGTCGATTGTGTCAGCCCTTGCTCTTACGATAGCAAGTTGTTGACGGTCGATGTTCTCGAAAGATTCACCACGTAGTCTTACTGCGTCTAGGAAAGTAACACGACCTTGACCCTTTTCGAGTTTGGTTGTGTAGTTTGCTGTTCCTAGGTTGGTTGGGTCAGTTAGTGCAACGTCATCTAATGGATAAGTAAATGTACCTACTACTCCTGTGTACCACTTAAACTCTAACCAAGGTACGCTACGAACACCGACTAAATCAGTTGCGATAGCGATTGTGTTAGATTGTAGTTGGATAAAGTCTCTTAGAGTTTGCTCTAAGACTGCATCTCCAACTGAAAATGGGCCGACTGCTGCTGTTGGGTTTAATATTTCTTCTAATGTATTGTTCATATCATTCATCTCCTATAATTTAATCTATATCTAACAAGATACAGGAATAAAATCTCCCGCAGACAATGCTGCTTCTCCGCCAAAGTAGTAACCTACGAATACTGCGCTGTTGGATGAGTCGTCATCTACACAACCGTTTTCGTCTGCTGTCTGTGATACGTAAATTGAAAGTCCGAACTTTGGACTTGCGATGTCGTTTGCTAGTTTTAAGTAGCAAATACCGTCAAGAGGAAGGATTGATACTGTTCCTGTTCCTGCTGCTTCCAATGCTGAATCTGCATCACGGCTTGATTCTGCCAATGTGTAACCGATTGGTGTATCTGTTACACTTGCTGTCATTAGAATACCGCTTGCATCATACTTAACTAAAAGTCCTTTGCTTGCGAATGTTTCTTGTATATCTACTACGTTTACTGGGTCGTTTCCACTATATGCTACCATTTTATCTCATCTCCTTAATATCATTGTACGAAGGAGCAGCCATTCTTGTTCTTTCTGCTCCTGCGAGTGTTTTGTTCCATGTGTTTGCCCAAAGGTTAAATGCCTTTGCGTAAACTGCTTCATCGTTTGCGACCAGTCTTCCATTCAAGTAGTTTGCTACTTGTGGCGCTTCTGATGCTTCTACTGCTTCGACAGGTTTTGTCTCAGATGCAATAGGTGTCATCTCAACAGGAGTTGGCGCAGGGTGCGCTTCTTCCCAAGATGCGATAAGTGTTTCTAGTGTAGGAGTAGAAAGTTCATCGTGGCCGGACATTCCCAACTCAGATGCTTTAGTAACTAAAGTCATTCTTTCTTCTTCTGCTTTTGCGGCCACTTGAGCCTCGAACTCAGCGACACGGCTGTTAGCCAAAACTAACTCAGCCTGCATAGCCTCGATTTGTGCTTCATAATTTGTTTCTATGTTTTCTTCTTCGGTCATACTTTTCACCGTTGGTTGATTAACGTCAGCAATTGAATGACCTATAAAGGTTGGCTTACTTGCTATCATTTCTTCTTCGATTACTATTTTTTCGATAGATTCTACGTTTGCTCTGTCATAAGCGGGTTTTACTACCAATGCTAAGTGGTCGAAAGTGAAATCTTCACCGAATACAAGTCCGTTTTCGTCTGCTGATACAGGAATACCTGAACCACCAATACTTACGCCGTACCCATCTTCCTTCCATAGACCGGATGCTAAACTTGGGAATAATTCTGTTTGTGTTACGTGCGCTACATATCTTACTTCGTAGCCACCTTCTGTTTTGAAGAAAGAAGCACCTACTATCCTACCTACGTTAGATTCTTCTAAGCCTTCTTCGTTTCTTGTAAATCCTGCGCCATTTTCATTTGCTGCCGGATGATATAGTGTTAAGTCTGAATCTTTCATTTGTTGTGCGACACTTCTAGCACCTTCTTCGGTCAAAGACCAATTGTTTTTATTCATACCTTCGTGGAATGCTATACCACGTATTTCGTAAACAGTCTTACCTGTTTCAGCAATAAGTTTTGCCTCTATCTCTTCTAGTTTTAAGTCTAAAGTAACTGCTACTTTTTGGCATCTACCGTCTTTCATTTCATATCCAACATCACATGAACTGTGATAAGATGCTTCTTCATCCTCTTTCTTTTTGTAATATGCTTGTTCATCAAACTCATGGCCTTCGTGCTGTCTCATACATACAGCATATCTTTGTTCTTCATTAGAAAACTCTTCGTTCATTTTAGAATCACCCATACACCTACTCATGAACTCATCGTGAGATTCATCTCCCATAGGTTTAGGTAATGCTGCTTCTACGGCATCGGCTTTTTTCTTCATTTCTTTTGCCTCTGCGATAGGTATGCAATTAGGAACTTTTCTACCGTTTTTCATTTTCATACCATATTGTTCGTAACCTTCTGTGCAAGGGTCGTCTGCGTCTTTTGCTTCTACGTTACCGCAATTGCACTCTGATGCGCTTGCATCGTGAGAATCATTTTTATCAAACCACATTTGGAACTCTTCTTCGTTAGGGCCGGGGAAATACATAGGTGTACCATCTGCCATGCGGTCCATGTGTGTAGCCCCATCAAAACCTATTTCCATTGATTTTTGTCTTGCTCCTTCGGGTGTTGAGAATATGTAATCTTCCATACCTGCTTCTACTTTTTTACCACCACGCCATTGTCTGCAAGACCAATAACGTGCCTTCCATTTTGGGCCGGGATTGTCGCAATTGTGCCTAGACCTAAACGCTTTTCTTCTAGCGGGGTCATCTCTTTTTATTTCCATGTTAGGGTCGCCAAATCTTACTAAGACTACATTACCATTATCATTTTTAGTATAAACTCCGAACTTTTTACTAGCACCCGATGTACGAAAAGGCTTATTGAGAGTAACGCTACGCCCTTGATACTCGGCAGCCGTAACATCTTCTTCATCCCATTCTTCGTATGCTACTACTTCGCCACTACAACCGCATCCACACGACATGATATGTTTCAGTTAAGGAATGTCTTATTAACCTACTCTTGACCTTCGGGGCATTCCCAACAATTACCTAAAGTACAAAAGCCGCACCAAATGCTACTATTCATTTTTTCGACTCCTTTGTTTTTCCGTTAGTAATTTGATATGCTTCCATATCTAAAGTGTGTTGTTTTTGCATTTTCTCCATTTCTAGGTCATGCTTCATCTTAAACTCTTCTAGTAGTCTTACGTGAGTCTTTTCAGCGTCAGTTGCTTGAACATCAGCAGAAAGTCTGTCGGGTAATACTGCAATTTTAGCACTTTCTTTACCCTTAAATAAATCCAATACACTAGTAATAATTAGAAGTGCCGGACCACCTAATAGACCAATAACTGTAAGTTGTGAATCTGAAATCTCACGTTGTTCTACGATACTAAAATAAGATGCTGTTGCTGCTATAACTACCCAAGCCATAACGACACCCATACCAAAAGTTAACATTAAAGTCTCGTTTGGATTCGTCATTTTCATCTGAGTCATGTTCTTTCCACTACCCTTATGTCTTATTAATACTTTGCCTAATAAAGCCCCTACTAGGAAACAAATTACGTATATACCTGTCAGAAGATACTCATTCCACAAGGTCGCTCGCACCATCCTGTGAGTTTTCTCTTGGTAAATCCCCTACTTGCTTTGGCGCTTCTGTCATCTTTCTCTCATCACCTTCTTTACCTATGGTTGGTAAGTTAAGCAAATCAAAAGATTGGTTTAGTGTAAGAAGTCCTGCATTGTAACCCATAACGGTTCTTTGCATTATATTTAGTGGTGTTTCACTATCCATAGCCTCAAACTTAATTGTAGGCAAATCTTGTTTGCGGTAAGAGATACCTAACAAGTCTAAGTGCATCATAAATATTTTTGTTGCTGATTCACTCAAGATTCTGTGCATACGACTTATGGCTTGGACCGCCCAAAGGTTAGCGTTGAATGTTGCGGCAAATGTTGAGCCTTTCTCTTGACCTGCTGCTACTCTTGGTACTTGTAGTACGGCTGCAATATCAGCATTTATTGTATCGAGGAAGCCTGTGTTATTCGGCAAACTGTTGCCTACATCTACGTGATGTAATTCTACGTAATGAGGGAGAACAGGTATTTGGTCGCCTCGCAGTCCCTCGAATAGAGTAATAACTTCATCCATAATATGTTGAAGTCTTTGTGCTTGTTCAGCAGGGTCTTGTATGTGTTCGATAGCAGATTTGTCTATTGTGATAAACTGCTTTGTCATTGAGTCCTCTAAAGAAACTCGATTGTTCATACTGTTATATTTCATGCGTATTGGTTGCTTTAGCGACGTAAATCTACTTGCGCCCCACACACCGTAGGTTCTGCGTAATTTATTATCGGTAAACCAATTAGAGCGATAATCTATCCTTATGTGTAGTATTTCATTTTTAGGGATAGCACGTTCGTAGGATGTACCTTCTCTTAACATATAGATGTTAGCATTGATGATTGGGTTATCTTCGTCAGCAACGAAGTAAGAACCTAAGCCACCTCTTTCATCAACTATGGTAATTTGTTTTACGGGTAAACTTTGTATGTCAGTAATACCTACACCTTGTTTACCGACTATTTTGTTTATGTCATTTCCGTAAACCATAAGACTTCGCATAGCATTTATCATAATGTCATCAAAATCAAGAGTATCTTCAACTAACTCACGTATTGCATCTCTTATCTGAGCGTTTCTACCGTTGGTATAATTTATCTCATAGTTGTTAGCCGTAAGAGAAACAGCACGAACAGCACCGTTTAGTTCGGGGTCTAACTTTAACATACTATCATAAAGGTCAAACTCATTGTCATGGTTACTGTCTTTTCTTAATCTTTCAGTATCACGTACAATATCGGGTACTCCCGCTACTTGATTAAAAGGCTCAATCATCATACCTGCTCTTTGTATAATTGGATTAGGATTCTCTTTTTTGGTGTTACCACGAAATATATTCCACCTGCTACGCTCGGCCATATCATATCGAGGGTATAATTGACGTTTAATAC